AGGTTCTAAATTAAAAACAGCCGTAACAGGAAAGGTTAAAAAAGGAAGTGCAGCAGCTAAAAGACGTAAGTCTTATTGCGCTAGATCACTTGGGCAACTTAAAAGAAGTTCAGCTAAAACTAGAAACGATCCTAATTCAAGAATTAGGCAAGCAAGAAAAAGGTGGAAATGTTAAATGGCAAAAGGTAAAAAAGACGCTTGTTATAACAAAGTAAAATCAAGATATAAAGTTTGGCCATCTGCGTATGCAAGTGGCGCTTTAGTTAAATGCCGTAAAGTTGGCGCTAAAAACTGGGGCAATAAATCAAAAAAGAAACTTTCAGGTGGAGGCGAAGTAACTTTTGTAACTCCTAGAGGCTTTAGTAACTTGCTTAAAGGTAAAAGAAAAAAGACGAAACTAGGATAATGGCAGAAGAAGGATTAAAAAAATGGTTTTCTCGCAACAAAGGCAAAGGCTGGGTTGATTGTAAAACCGGCAAACCTTGCGGCCGTCAAAAAGGCGAAAAGCGTAAAGGATATCCAGCTTGTAGGCCAACGATGGCTCAATGTACAGATACCGCAAAAAAGAAAACAGGACCTAAGCGTATTAGTTGGAAAAAGAATAGAGTTAAAAAATCAGCTGGTGGCCCTGTAACTATTAGAGGACAGGGTGTTGTTATGAGAGATAGGTTAAGATAAAATAAAAAAATGGCAAAATTAAAAAACCCAAAAAAAGCAGATCTTGATAAAAACGGCAAAATTAGCTCTTACGAAGAAAAAAGAGGTTTAGCTGTTGAAAAATCAATGGCAAAACAAAACAGAGTAAAATTAAAAAATGGCGGTTTTATAGCAAAAGGCTGCGGCCAAGTTATGAACAATAGAAGAAAAGTAACTACAACAAGCTAGGAGAATAAAATGTTTAAAAGAACTAAAATGTACGCAGCTGGTGGACCTGTAAGCAAAGGCACTAAGTATATGGCTAAAGGTGGAGCAGCCAAAAAAACAAAATATATGGCTAAAGGCGGAGCAGCTAAAGGTACTAAATATATGGCTAAAGGTGGAGCAGCCAAAAAAACAAAATATATGGCTAAAGGCGGTGCAGCAAAAGGCACTAAATATATGGCAAAAGGCGGCAAAGTTTAACTTGCAGCCAAATGTCATACTTAATTTCAAACATACCTCAGTTTAAGTGCTGGGTTAGAAAAGAATTTACAGCAAATCATAGTAAATATCATGGAGAATATTTGCATGCCTTGGCTATAGCTGTAAATACAATTCCAGATAGATCTTTATCATTTCAAGTAGTTTTTACAGGATGCGAAATAGATAGCGAAGAAGACGCTCCAAATGTTCATGGTGGCGCTATGTGGGCTCGAATGCCTATTCAAGCACTTGTAGCAGATATACCTCTTCAAGAATGGCCAACCCCAATGGAAGATCATTTAGCTCAACCTTGGGACTGTCTTAGTCATCATCATTCTGTAGTTACAATGGACAGAGTAAGTTCTTCTCCCTGGCTTTGTAAAATAGGTGGAGAATTTTATACAGGAAAATATTTATTTACTGTAGACTATACAGATAACTCTATAGCAGATGATCCTGCTCAACATAAGCAGTCTCATGTGTTATATTTAACAGATGCTGGTGAATATACTGGCAATTTTGTTGCTTTACCAAATAATAGAGTTAGAGCAACAAATCCTGCTTTATGGCGTGTTGGTGAAGGAGCTCCAGATTTTATGCCTTCTCAATGGACGCATTCTGCAGAACAGCATGAGAGCTATATAGATCCAAATATAACTTTTAATAATCTATACGCTCCAGAGGAAGATTAATATGACAACATCTAGTAGTACAGATTTTGAACCAAACGTAGCTGAGTTTGTAGAAGAAGCATTTGAAAGATGTGGGCTTGAACTTAGGACTGGTTACGATTTAAAAACAGCTCGTAGATCTATTAATCTAATGTTGGCTGAATGGGCTAACCGTGGTTTAAATCAATGGACTATAGAACAAGCAACCGAAACTGTAACGCAAGGAACTGCAAGTTATTCTTTAAATACAAATGTTATTGATGTATTGGATGTTGTTTGCAGAAGAACTGTAAACGGAACTCAAACAGATATATCAATGGATAGATTAAGTAGAAGCGAATACTTAAATATACCAAACAAAACAACTCAAGCTAGACCTTCTCAATTCTTTATTGATAAGAGTATTACACCCGCTATCAAAGTTTGGCCTGTTCCGGAAAATAGTACAGATGTGTTGGTGTTTAATAAATTAGTAAGAATGGATGATGCAGATGCTGGTACCAATACAATGGATATGCCGTTTAGGTTTTACCCTTGTTTTGCAGCAGGTCTAGCTTATTATATTGCTATGAAAAAAGCTCCAGATAGAGTTGGTTTATTAAAACAGGCTTATGAAGAAGAGTTTGATAGAGCTATGTCAACAGATGAAGACAGAGCATCCTTTAGAATAAGACCTTTTAACAGCGTAGGCTAATATGGCATATGCAAGTGGTAAGTTTGCAAGAGCCTTATGCGATAGATGCGCATTTGAATATCCTTTACATTCTTTAAAAAAAGAATGGAACGGTTTAAAAACTTGTCCAGAATGTTTTGAAACAAAACATCCTCAACTAGAACCTCATACAGCCCCAGCTGATCCGCAGGCTTTATATAAACCAAGACCAAATACTGATAAAGAAGTTGGAGAGGGTTTTGTTGTTGTTACTGTATCAAATATATTTTTACCATCGTTTATGAACGATTCTATTATTGGTTCTAATTTTGTAGTTCCTGAAATGACAGGAGCTGTTGGGGAGGTTACAATTACTACAACATGACTTTAGCAGAATTAAAAACACTTATTCAAAACTTTACTGAAAACGAAGAAACTACGTTTGTTAATACGTTAGATGATTTTATTGTAAATGCTGAAGAAAGATTGTTTCACCTAATACAATTAGATTTTTTTAGAAAAAACGTTACTGGTAACTTAACTACTGGTAATACGTATTTAACAGCCCCAAGCGATTTTCAAATGTCATTTTCTTTGGCTGTTATTGATGGTAATGGCGATTACAATTATTTAGAGAAAAAACATACTACTTTTATGCGTGAATATGCTCCAGATCCTACAGATGTTTCTGCTAGAGGACTTCCGCAATACTACGCAGACTTTGATAAAGAATTATCAACAGGATCAGACAACGGCTCTACGCTTATTGTAGCCCCTGTTCCTGATCAAGATTACAACGTAGAGTTACATTATTTATATGAGCCAGCAAGCTTAACCAGTCAAACATCTGGTACTTGGCTTTCACAAAATGCTAGAAATGCTTTATTATATGGTTGTCTAGTAGAGGCTTATACTTTCATGAAAGGCGAACAAGATATGATGGCCTTGTATGAAAACAGATTCAATCAAGAGGTTTCAAGATTGAAAAACCTAGCTGAAGCTAGAGGACGTCAAGACGAATACAGATATGATTCGTTAAGAACGCAAGTTACTTAAACTTACAAAAAAGGAGAAGATATGAAACCAATCAAGAAACTTGAAGGTAAAACCGTAGCTATTGTCGGCATGGGCAAAAGCTGGTTTGATTATAATTTAGCAAAATCACACGGATCACATTTTGACGAAGTATGGGCTATAAATGCTGTTGCTTCTGTTATATACCATGACAGAGTGTTTATGATGGATCCTGCGTCTAGATTCTTAGATACAGATGATGCTGGTGGACAAACTGATAGTATGTCTAAACTATTACAAGAACATCAAGGTCCCGTATATACCTGCGAACTAGATGATAGATGTCCTGGACTTGTTGAATATCCTATAAATGAAGTCTTGGCAGGATGTGGATCACACTATCTTAATAATACAGTTGCCTTTGCTGTGGCTTTTGCTGTATGGAATAAAGTTGGAAAAATAAAAATGTTTGGTATAGATTTTAGCTATAGAGGCAATTTGCATTTTGCTGAATCTGGTAGAGCATGTGTAGAGTTTTGGTTAAGCAAAGCTATGTTTAATGGCATACAAGTAGAAGTAGCGGCAACAAGTGGGTTGTTAGATACAAATGTTCCTGCTAGTGAAAAACTCTACGGATACCATCGTTTAGATGATCCTTTGGTTGTAATTGCAGATGAAAAGGGTGTTTTAATAGCAAAAAAACAAAGTCAAGTACAGCAATTCAAACAAGAACAAGAACCAGTTCTTATAGATAGAAACGATACACATTTAAAAAAGAATAAAGTAGGAGAACCAAACAAATGGTAATGAGTTACAAAGCAGGTCCTGAGCTTGGTATGATAGAAGTTCATACTACAGATGAGGGAGGTCATCCAACTGAATTTTGGGCTAAATTATGTGTAGATAAAATAATACAGGTAAGCGATGAAGCTCCAGAAAATGTAAAAGATCAAGTAAAAGCCTATAGAGACAATATTGAAAAAGTTATTAACAATTATATGCAAAATGCGATAAAATCTGATAGGATAACAATTAACAATCAATTAGAAAAAGCAGATCTAAAAAAAGCTGCTGATTTAATTAGGAAACTATAATTATGGCAATTACATCAACACTTACAACGAGTTTTAAAAAAGAGCTATTGCTTGGAAATCATAATTTTACAGCAGGTACTGCAGGCGATACTTATAAGTTAGCTTTATATACTTCATCTGCTACTTTAGGAGCTACTACAACTTCCTTTACAACTACAGGTCAAGCTTCTGGAACTAACTACACTTCAGGTGGAGCTAATTTAACCAACGTAACTCCAACAACATCTGGAACAACTGCTTTTTGTGATTTTAACGATCTAACATTTGGTACAGCTACTATTACAGCTAGAGGTTGTATGATTTATAACTCAAGTGATTCAAACAAATCTGTAGCAACAATCGACTTTGGTGGCGATAAAACATCTACTGCTGGCGACTTTACAATCGTATTTCCAGCCGCAGCTTCAGGTACAGCGATTATAAGAATCGCTTAAATATTAGTTTATTTATGAAAGCTTTAGAACGTAATTGTTCTAGGGCTTTTATTTGTTTAAAATAATCTAATGGCGTTAATAACAGGATGGGGTCGACAAACTTGGGGTGAAGGCCCTTGGGGCGAAGCTGCACCTGTTGTATTAACAGGCTTTGCAGGCACATCTGCGCTAGGAACTGTAGCTGTAATAGGAGAATCTAATTTAACTTTAGATGGCCAATCGGCTACAGCTGCCGTAAATGGAGTGGGGGTAAATGCGCAAGCCGTAGCAGTAGTACCGTCTTTAGACAGTCAACTAGGTACTGTTTCAGTACAAATTCAAGCAGAAGCAAACGTAACGCTTACAGGTCAAGAAGCTACATCTGCTCTTGGATCAGCGGTTGTAGACGCAGAAGCAAATGTAAGTGTAGATGGTTTAGAGCTAACAAGTGCTCTTGGAACTGTTGCAACTATTGCTAAAGCTAACGTAACTCCTGC